CAGATGATATTAACCACCCAGGATTTCAAATGGAAATTCTATATGAAGAAATGTGGGGTGTCAAACCTGAAGGTGAATTCTATAATGCTTATAAGCTTGTCAAATCATTTAGAGATGGTATGCAAAAGGCTTTATGGGTAAACAAAGGAAATCCAAATGCATTCGCTTTACAAAATGCACTAACAGCAATGAGCCAAGATGCTGATGCAGTGAAAGCTATTCAAAAGAAAGTAGGTCAATACGATTGGCTGATTGGTGCTGATGGTGATGCGCATAGAGATACTCTTATGTCATTCATTACTAAAGATGCATTACAAGATCTTGTATGGTTTAATACACGTGCATTAGGTTTAGCATCTGTCTACAAGGAAGAGTTACTTAAGTGAATCTAAAGATTAGAGTCTTTAAATTAGTAACTGGTATTGATCTAATTTGTTCGGTTATACCTTTCGATTTAGGTCAACACTGTATTGTTTGGGGTAAAACTCCAAAGAATAAAACACATGGTGGTGGAATATCTATGGTCATGGTAGAGAATCCTGCTGTAATAGAGGGTGATAAGCTATGGCCTTACATGGATGGACTACACAATAATAAAGAAAAGTTTATGATTAAAGAAGAACATTGTATGCATATTTTAGAACCATCGGAATACATATACAACAAGTACATGGAGTGGCTATGAAGAATTGGATCTTTGTAACAGGTGCACCCGGATCACGATGGAGTGGTATAGGTGCAGAGCTTAGATTCAATCATCATGCAGATATAACCGATTATACTTCTGATAAAGAATATATGCATACACAATTCAGCGGCCATAAAGGAAACTATTATGGCCCTGGAATGTTGAATGGCCAGTGGCTAGACAAAGAACTTGGTAATAAACAACAGTGGATTGATGAGATTAATAATAGTTTCTCTGGTCCAGAAGATCAAGTGAAAGTAATTATGTCACATCACTTTGCATATTACTTAGATGAGATCATGGAGATATTTCCAGAGAGTGAGATAGTTGCGTGTGTTCGTGACTGTGATGACTGTATGGAATGGTGGAAAGAAGCAGGAGGGTGGGATATAACCTATCCATCTTATGAATTTTACCGTGATGATATCAAAATGAAGCATGAAATATACTATCAGAACAAAGCTATTCTTCAGTGGGTACATAAACATGATGTAAAAGAAAGACCCTCACTGAACAATAAACACGAAGACCTAAAGGTTTACGTGTATAAATAGAATTGAGTATGCCGAAAGGGTATTCATTTTATAACCTTGCTATAATATAGGAGGACAATTATGTCAAACTTAGCATTTAACTTCCCAAGGGATACGTTCCTTGGATTTGATCAACTTTTTGAAACATTATCAACCGTACCATTTAACGGTACAACCGAAGCACGTAGCTCTGGCTACCCACCATATAATGTTATTCGAAAAGCTGATGGTCATTTTCTTATTGAGATCGCTGTTGCAGGATTCAGTAAAGATGACATCGACCTAACTCTCGAGAAGGGAGTTTTGACTGTCACTGGTAATAGACCTACTGGTGCAGTAGATAGAGACTACGCACATCGTGGAATCTCTTCAAGAGGATTTGAAAGACAATTTACTATAGCTGATACCGTACAAGTTATTGGTGCAGATATCGTAGATGGTTTGCTTGTCGTTGCTCTGGAAAATAACATTCCAGAAGAGGATAAGCCTCAAATCATTAAGTTAGGTAAACTAAACAAAGCAGCAACTTTGCTGCTAGGTTAAACACTAAGGAGCATTATGGCATATTCAGACCAAGTTTTAGATCACTATAATAACCCACGCAATGTGGGTAAGATGGATATTAATGATTCACATGTTGGTACTGGTATGGTTGGTGCTCCTGCCTGCGGTGATGTAATGCGTCTTCAAATAAGAATAGAAGATGACGTTGTTACTGATGCCAAATTTAAAACGTATGGCTGTGGATCAGCTATCGCTTCTAGCTCACTATTAACTGAATGGGTAAAGGGTATGACGGTAAATGAAGTTCAATCTATAAAAAATACTTCTATTGTCGAAGCTCTTAGTCTACCACCAGTAAAGATACATTGTAGTGTACTAGCAGAAGACGCAATTAAATCTGCGGTCAAAGATTATATTAATAAACAACCAAAGGAACATAGATGAAATTAATAAATAGATTAATCCGACTTACATCGGGTGAAGAAATATTATGTGGTATCGGAACTCAAGACGAAAAAACAACAACCGTATTTAATCCGGTATTATTAATACCAGAGCCAGGAGCAACTGGCAGAATCGGATTCATGCCTTACTTAGGTTACAGCGATCTAAAAGATGGTCTTATCATTAAGGAAGAACATGTTATGTTTATTGTTGAGCCAGAAGAAGCAATGGCAAAACGATATGCAGGTATGATAGATGGTACTATCGAAATCATGCAAGCCCAACCCGAACTAGTAATGTAAATTATTGATAAACAAGTATGTACTTTCCGTGGTATCATGATATAATGGTACCATGACAAATAATTTCTATACTAGTGCCTTCCGTCATGGCAAGGTAATCAAATATATGGGCTATGAAGGCGGTAAAAAAGTCTCCTTTACAGTCCCATTTAAACCTTCCCTATTCGTTACCAATAAAGGTAATAACAAACATGACTGGAATGCCTTAGACGGTAATCCCGTAGAGCCTATACTCTTTGGCAGTATGGGTGAAGCTACAGACTTTGTCAAGTCATATAGTGATGTCCCTAATTTTAAAGTGTATGGCAATACTAATTATGTTGTACAGTATCTTAATGAACAGTTCCCTGGTGATATATCATGGGATCGTAATCTTATTAATGTTACCTCCCTCGATATAGAATGTAAGTTCGGTGATGGTTTCCCTGAGCCTGCTCTGGCTGATCAGGAAGTAACAGCAATCACAACCAAGAATAATATTGATGATGTCTATTACACATTTGGTTGTGGTGATTATGATGTAGATAAAGCATTGATGCAAACCCATACTGTTGTTTATGTCAAGTGTGCAGATGAGAGAGAACTCTTACACAAGTTTGTCTATCATATGAATGTCACATCACCTGATGTTATTACTGGTTGGAACGTAGAGTTCTTTGATATACCATACCTTGTTAATCGTATTGCTAAGATTAATGGCGAGCAAACAATGAAACGTTTATCTCCATGGAAGATGGTTGATGAGCGTGAGACACACACTGGCTTCGGTCAATCTACAATCAAATATGAATTAAAAGGTATTGCTATCTTAGATTATATGGCAATCTTTAAAAAGTTCGGTTACTCATATGGTCCACAAGAATCATATAAGCTTGACCATATTGCAAATGTTGTTCTTGGTGAGAAGAAGCTTGACTTCGGTGAAGCCTCTGACCTAAATGAATTGCATGAGAATGATTACCAAAAGTTTATTGATTATAATATCAAGGACGTAGAACTCATTGATCGTATGGAAGATAAGCTTGGTCTTATTACTCTATGTCTAACCATGGCATATAAAGGTGGTGTGAACTATGAGCAAGTACTTGGTACTGTGGCTATATGGGATTCACTAATCTATAGAGACTTACATGCTAAACGTATTGCTGTCCCTATGAATTCTGAATCATTCAAAGGTGCATATCCCGGTGGTTATGTGAAAGAACCTCAAGTAGGTATGCATGACTGGGTATGTTCATTCGACCTTAACTCTCTATATCCAAGTATCATTATGCAATACAATATGTCTCCCGAGACTATACTAGTTGGTACAGATGAGCCAGGGGTTAATGTTGAAACAGTATTGTCTGGTAATATAAAGAATACAATGCCTGATACTGCATTAGCTGTTAATGGTACAAGATTTAGTACCAAGAAGCTTGGTGTATTACCAGCAATCATTCAAGAGATCTACACAGAACGTGTGGGTCACAAACAAAAACAAATTAAAGCTGAACAAGAATTAGAATTATGTACAGTAAAGTCAGATGTCTATGCACTTGAAAAGCGTATTGCTATTGCCAAGAACCAACAGATGGCATTAAAGATCCTATTGAATTCATTGTATGGTGCGATGGGTAATAAATGGTTTAGATACTTTGACATGCGTATTGCTGAAGGTATTACTCTTACTGGTCAAGCAACCATTCGTTGGGCAGAGAATAACCTTAATGATTACTTAAACAATGCGTTAGGTACAAAGACAGATTATGTTGTTGCTATTGATACAGACTCGGTCTATGTTACCCTTAATGAATTCGTTAAACGTCTTGGACCAAAAAACCCTATTGACTTCCTTGATAAGATGTGTTCGACTGCACTTGAAGGTGCACTCACAGAATGTTATGATCGTCTATATCAATCACTAGGTGGTATTCAAAACCACATGGTTATGGGTCGTGAGGTAATTGCTTCTCGTGGCATATGGACAGCCAAGAAGAGATACATATTAAACGTGCATGACAATGAAGGTGTTCGTTATGCCCAACCTAAATTAAAGATTATGGGTATTGAAGCAATCAAATCATCTACTCCTGCCATATGTAGACAGGCACTCAAAGATATATTCAAGAGAATCATAGATACCGATGAGGAGACTGTGCAGAGTGACATAGCAAACTTTAAGCTTGCATTCAGTAATGCATCGGCTGAAGAGGTTAGCTTTCCACGTGGTGTGAATAACTTAAACAAGTGGGTGAATAAGAAACCTGCTCTTGGTGAAGATGTATACAAGAAAGGTACACCAATCCATATTCGTGGAGCAATCCTCCACAACAATTTAGTGACTGATAAGAAGCTAAGTAAGAAGATAGTAAAGATAACAAGTGGTGATAAAGTAAAGTTCACATATCTTGTCAAGCCAAATCCTATTAAAGAGAATGTTATTGCATTTATTGATTACCTACCTCAACAGTTTAATCTAGAGAAGTATGTTGATTATAATTTGCAGTTCGAAAAGACATTTCTTGGAGCTATTACCCCAGTCCTAGAAGCAGTTGGATGGGAAAGTGAGAAGACCATATCATTAGAATCATTTTTTGTTTAAGTATGTACATTAAGCATTTATGTGATATAATGGTATTACAGTTTATAAAGGAGAACGTATGAGTACAAATTGGGTAAGTGATATTAATATGATGCATCAAAAATATGGTGTACATGCATGGACTAAAACTGCCAGTCCATATGATTTAAAGAAATTCATAGAATTCCGTCTTGATTTTATCAAGGAAGAGTATGATGAAACACGTGAAGCAATCGTTAATGAAGATGCAGAGGAGATCGTTGATGGTCTTATTGATCTTTGTGTTGTTGCTATTGGTACCTTAGATGCATTAGGTATTAATTCAATTGATGCATGGGATAGTGTATTAGAAGCAAACATGGCGAAGGAAGTTGGTGTGAAAGAATCAAGACCAAATCCATTAGGTCTACCAGATCTAATTAAGCCAGCTGGCTGGACAGCACCAAGCCATGAAGGTAACCACGGTATTATAGCAAACAGTTTTGCTGATGCTATTAAAGAAAGAATGATGGAAGCAAATAAGGCAAGGACTGATATCCTATCTGATAATCCTGACATTAATTCTAACTGGTCACCAGATGCACGTATGGATATCATTGGCCAAAACGGTAATGATGGCTTACATTATGAGAAGCTTGAACATCCTACTGAATACCAAGATGGTACCAAGATTGACTTTACAAAAGATTCTGAATTCTTAAGGGTTTCAGGAATTAATCATAATGATGGAGAAAATAATGACAGTTGAAGAAATATACAGAGAATTTGAAAAACTAACAGCAGACTTATGTGCTGATGGAGCAAATGACCCATTAGCATGTGCAGGAATTATGATGGCCCAAGCCATGACAATTTATAAAACTGCTCTTAATGAAAATGAATTTAATATAATGACTGAAACAATATTAAAAAGCAGAAGTGATGTTATTGAATTTGAGAGCCCTACACTTAATTAAGGATTATTATGAAAGTAATTAAAGAAGATGTTACATACGACATGTGGTTACAAATGTATAAAGATACTAATGTAGAGAAGATCACATTAGAAGAGCATACAATATACTCACGTTTATTTAAAGCCTGGAGAGCAGGTAATATAGAAAGAGTAACTCTTTAGTGAAAAGCCTTACATTATTTAAATCAGTATTTGACAATAAGACTCATAAGCGTATTGACTGTTCATCATATGCAGAGTTTGAAAAGTTATTATTTGATTTAGCAGACCAGCCCCGGAAAGATAAAAAGTCTGCACCGCTAATTTCTCCCGCAACGTATAAGCCCGATACGACACGAGCGAATGATAATGTAATTGGCTGGGCAGGTTGGTGTGCAGTGGATGTAGATGAACATGTATTCGATGGTGAACTTGAGAAAGAATTATTGAATGCTTATGGAACATGGAATCATGTTGTCTACTCCACCGCCTCTTCCACTAAGGAACACCCTAAGTTTAGAATAGTATTCCCACTTACTGAAGATGTACCAAAGGATAAGATCAAACACTTCTGGTTTGCTCTTAATAAAACATTAGGTGACATAGGTGATCCTCAAACAAAAGACTTAAGCCGGATGTATTATGTCCCTGGTCAATATGAAGATGCATATAATTTTATATACAATAACTTTAGTGCTACGGATATGAATCCGTATGATATAATGGCTAAGCATGATTACGTTGAGAGACAAGGTACATTATTAGATAATCTACCACCAGCAATTAAGAAGGCTATGCTGAGTCATCGTAAGAATGAAATGACAAATACAAACATCACGTGGAATAATTATAAAGATTGTCCATTTGTGAATAAGAAAATGGTTAAAGAGTATAACTTGATAACCGATACTGGATGGTATACAAAGATGTATGGCATCATGGTCTCTATAGCGGGCAATGCGATACGTAAGAAGTATCCAATCACTGCTGGAGAGATCACTACATTATGCAAGGAGATAGATTATGAGAACGGAAACTGGTATAAGTCAAGACCATTCGACAAGGAGGCCGATCGTGCAATTGAATTCGTATACGGAAACCTTTAACCAAACAGACATAGATCCTAAACGTTTATACGATAGGGCATTTAAAGAGTCTGAGAAGATTACTTGGAATCCAAACAATAGAAGTAAACAAAGAATATTAGAAGACTGTATGATGGGTCAATGTGCAGAGTTATTCTTAATAGACAAGTGTGGATTCACCGATAACCCTAATGGCTTCATGGATGTATATGATCCAGTAGGAAATGAGATTGAAGTGAAAGTTACACGTGGTGAACACAATGTAAAGTTTATGTTAGGTGATCTATTAGTTCGTAAAGTTGAATGGGGATATGATGTAGCTGATATAGTCTATACCTATCTGTATGATCCTAAATCTGGTGACTATACATTCTTAAATGATTACAAATTTAATGGTACAGACTATGTACTTTCGCGCTAAACTATGTTATAATATACCTATATATTTAATAAAGGAATCACATGCAAAAAACATCAATCTTAGTTCTGCAAGAATGTGCAGAGCTTCAAGCTAAAAAGTCAGAAGACTATCAAAATCCAAATTCACAAGTAAAACAAGCAATGCATTATCGTCGTGGCGTAGACTCTATCCATGATACTATGCATGGCAAAATGCTTCGCGCTCAGTCTTTACTAGAATCTGGCCAAGCCAATAACTTCGAATCACTCGAAGACACATACAAAGATCTTATTAACTATGCATCTTTCGCTGTTGCTTATATTCGTGGCGAGATGGAAGGCCAAGATCCTACCCTCGATTACTTAAACAAACCTAAAAATCCTGCAGCTGTGCACAATGTTGATTAACCCATATACTGTACAAGATGTAAGAGATTACTTTGTGTCACAGAAAAGACACAGTACAAATATGACTACGGATAAAACCGGTGTTAAATGTATTGAGCTTATCGGTGCATCTTTTTTAGCAAATGAACCAGCTATATTTGGTGAACCTAGCATAGAGTATATCAAGAAAGAAATTGAGTGGTATGAATCTCAGTCACTTAATATTAATGACATATATGGATTTGGTCAACCACCTCCAGCAGCATGGCAATATGCAGCTTCCGCAGATGGTATGATCCATTCTAATTACGGTTATCTAATATATAATAAAGATAACGGTTATCAATACGATAATGTTCTACAAGAATTAAAAGATAATCCTGAAAGCCGTAGAGCTGTTATGATCTATCAGAGACCAGAGATCTGGAATGAATATGATCTTATGGGTTGTTCAGACTTTATATGCACTAACTCAGTAGCTTATTATATACGTGATGGTAAATTAAATTGCTCGGTATCTATGAGATCTAATGATGTTGTGTATGGTTATAAGAATGATTATGCATGGCAGCAATATGTATTAGCCAAGTTAGCAAATGACTTAGGTGTTGACACAGGTAAAATGATATGGCAAGTACAAAACCTACATGTATATGAAAAACACTTTGACTTAATTAAACCTATCCATAACAGATGAATAAATGGCTTAACGAAGAAGCATTAGATGTGCTAGTTAATTATTATTATCCTAAAGCTGGGTGGCTGCAGGATAATGTTAATTGGGGACCACTAGATTACGAAGGACCCGAAGCTAACTCTATTATAGATGATCCTTTACTCCAGAAGATAGACATATACGATTGTAAGACACGGAATGCCGCTGGCTTTTCTAATGTATTACAAGATTTAAAGTTTGGTTCTAAGACTCCTAAATGGAGATGGCAGAATGAATTTAGAAGAGGTATCAATACTGGTAATGATGACATCACATGGGGGTTATCCACATGGTTTTTTGTTATGATGTGTCATCGTATTACTGGTTCTGGTGCATCATTTGAGAATGACCATGGATACCGTAATAACATTATACAATATTGGGGCACACAATTTGCTAAGAATGGTATAAAGGAAATGTGCGAAGATATGATAAAGCAAAAAGAGAAAGGACCGATCTTTACTTCTATTGGTAACCAACCACCAGCACCTAAAAAAGGTTTTTCTAATGTAGACTTTATGACACAAGAATTACCTAAGCTAATGTTTGAATTCACTGATTGGTTATTGTATGACTCTAAAGAAAAGAAAGGTCATAAAGAGATTGTAGACTATTTAAATGAACATAATAAAGCTGCAGGTCATAGGAAGTTTAACTTTCAATATGCAGCATTCTCTATGGATTGCTCAGACTATTTTCCAGGTTCAGTAGATGTAGATTCACATACCTATTTAGGTAACAACGCTGTTCGTTGTATGAAGAAGTTATCTACAGGATATAAGGACGATGAGTTCATGAATATATTAAGAGAACGCACAGGTGGTAAACCTAAGGATCTTGAAGATGTGATGTGTGACTTTGTGAGGTTTGGTCAGAACTATGTACCAAGAGGTAACGGCACATTTGACCACATTCCAAGTACTATAACTAATAACAGCGGATGGGAATCAGGTTGGAAACAAAGACAAGGTACACCACCGGATACTAATACACTA